CCCAAGAAGCAGCCTCCCATACCATAGATGTCACCTAAGCATCGCCCAATAGGCTCGAGAATTTTCTTTCGCATAACAAGGTTCCAGCGTGACAGATCACCTTCGAGACGGACAGTCTTCCCTTGTGAGGTGTCCCTTACCATTGAATAGAGCCTGTTTTTTTCTTCGGCGTTTGACATCGACATCGTTAATTGAGGCATGTACAGTTTCATGTACTTCTCTTTCAGGTTATAATCATTAAATATCAGGAAGAGTCTGATTTTCAGTGGGAGCTTCGCGAAACAACGAGCTTCGGGCTTAAATTCTCTTTCTTTCTGAGTGAGCTCGATGACCAATTCATCTTCGTAAAATCTTCCCTGGGCTAGGCGGTTCACAATTGCCTTTGTATCCAATTCTTTGGTAGTTAAGATTTTTTGCAAGAGTCTTCTTGACTCTGTTTGGTGTCCTCCAAACCAAAATTTTGACATTTCTGTCGCACCTGGACATATTGCCTTATCATCTAGGAACTTGAGATAGTCCTCAGAATAGTCATATTCTATGAATTTCCCGAACACTATCGCATCGAGATCGGACAGCGGATATTCTCCTAATCGAAGATCTGACACCCGAAGAGTGTACAGACGCGAGAGAGTCGTCCCTTCAGCAGGTTCACATACTAAAGGCGGCCACATACCGTTCTCGGCTCTAAGATAATTGCTAATAGTTATGTGCTTGAACATTCGTTCTGTTTGTCTGATAGCGAAAGGACTGATGGTACCTCTCGGGATTGCTTCTTTTTGCACCGACCCCATCGATTTCGCGGCGTACACTGTTGGGTGGCCTGATAGCTTTGTGAGGCCGAACAACTCCGCAGCATCTTCAACGCAAGTCACACGATGTACGATGAGTTCGAGTTGACGAGTGTAGATATCGGATCCAGTTATGCCACGTTCTTTTTCTTCGTATTTATCGAAGGTGCGGTCCAATGATGAATAGTCTAGTACATCACCTTCCGTTAGTGAATTCAGTTTTGCTTTGAAGACAGCTTCTGGCCCTTTGACTATCGTGTAACCGTCATTTCCCATTCGGAATATCACGTTTTCTTGCCACGTGATGATTCGATCATAATGCGCTGGGAGACTCGATGAGCCATTATGGAATCCTATTTGCAAGGCCATTTCAACATTGCACCGAGCCTGCATTGAATCTTGGATCATCTGAAGCTGTTCATACGTGCCCAGTTGCCATCTTTTGATGTCAGG